TTCGCAAACTTGAATCAAATCATCAATATTAATCATTCTTGCGATTAGAGAATCAACATATCCTTTTTCTCTATTTGGAGCAATCATAATATATTGGTCGCAAACTTTTTGTTTATTGGATTTTGGTCGTGCCATATTTTCGGCAACTTTCCAATCCAATAAAATATCGGCTCCTAAAACATAAGAACCTTCAAAAAGAATTTCTTCTACCTTGGAAACTCTTTTGTAATCATTTTTAGCAATTTTACTTTCGTCGAAAAACGGATCAGCTTCTGAAACAATTTTTTCGCCCGTTGCTTTTTGCTTGATTTTATTGAATCTCTCACGAGTAGTTTTGTATGTGAAATAAAGAACATTAGTGTAGCCTTTTATTCTTTCGTTTGTCGGAATTCCAAAATAATTATCCCATTGTTCGCCGGAAAACGTCAATCTTTCTTTTAATTCAGCGTTTTCGGCATCGTTCAACCACGGATTTTCAATTAAAACATCGCTGATAGCAACTCTTTTATGTTCGCCATGATAAACGCAATCTCTGTAATACGGGTCGTCTGTATAGGATTGAATTTTGTATTCGGGGTAAACGTGTTCAATAGTAATTCCACGATTAGGAACCGTTCTTGTTTTTACACAAGCTAAACCCGTTTCTACCAAATCTTTTAAAACAATTCTGTTGATTATATTATTGTAGTCATTATCATTCACCACGGCTTCAATTGCTAATTCAGTAGATAGCTCGTAAGAAGGTTTGTACTCTAAAAGTAAGTGAAGTTGCTGCTCTTCTTTTGTTTCGGGAATTTTGTCAATTGGCATACTTGTAACTTCAACGCCGAGTTTTTCTTTTGCCATAACAGCAATGTCTTTTCCTAATCGGTCGTCTTCGATTTGCTTTCTATATGCTTCTTTGTCTTGTTGGGAAATTTTATCAGTGGCATTTGCTTTTATAGCATATCCACGGTCAGCCATTCCGTTAACTACAATATCTCTAAGCTTTGGAATAAGTGTAATCGCTTTTTTTGATAAATTAAGATACGATAAATCCCCATTTGTTCCAAGAGAATTTTTGTATTTGCCCATTGACTGAAGCCCATTAGCATACATTCTTCTCTCTAAAAATTCGGTTCTTTGAGTGTAGAAACGACAACCACCACCGGCATTGTAGTACCATTCTGACTGAATTGCCCTTGCCAAATCTAATCCCCAAGTTTTCGTTTTTTTAACTTCAAAACTCTCAATTGGATTAGGAAAACCTACGTTGCCTTTTATCTCAAACTTCTCACTCATTTGATTCATGTTACACTAATTTTACAACAAAGATAAAATTTTTTTATAGTAATTTTGATTTTGATACTATTTTTCTATGATTCACATAATTAACTCATTCTCTTAAACGAAATACTCACGGGTTTTCTTTCAACAACGGGTTTGTATTTATGGCGATTTACTCCCATTAATGCAAATCCGGATGAAATAGAAGCATCAAAATCAGTACGTTTGTTTATGTTGAATTTTAGCCAATCGGACAATGTTCTATTAAAAGGCATTACTCCCATTGCTCCAACTTCTCGAATTTCTTGTTCTCCTGGTTCGGGTGAATATTCTCCTACGTAATCAATGATGTATTTTTCAATTGAAGTCCAGTGGTAGTTTTTAATGTCTTCGGAACTATTAGGTAATCCGCCCAATTCTTTTTCGTCTTGAGAAAGTCTACTTGGGTCCTTGTCAAATCGCGTTAAACAAAATCCTCTATACCCGCGAACTTTAAAATGCTTTAAAAGTAATTTCTTATTATTTTCTACTATTATTGGCATTGAATAAAATAAACAAGCCATAAGCACGTCTTCAAAAAACATATCCGCGTCTTTTGGTCGGGCGATGTATTCTAAAAAAAATTGCTGACTTGGTATATCGCCAATATTAGTACCTAAATATCCGTGAAGCGCTCCTTTTGAACCTAAATTATGTTCTACTCCATTTTCAGTAGCAACAAGTTTAGAATCTATTACTGCTGATTGGTCATAAGGGTCACATCCAAAAGATCCTAAATTATCGTTTACCGGACATTTCGTTAAATCGCCAAATATGTTTTTCTTTACAAATCGGTTCGTTAAATTTAGTTCTTGAGCCGGAATCCACGAAATTAAAAATCGGCCATTGTCTTTCGGAACCCAAATTACCGTACCGTCCTTAATTCCGTCTTTCCATTCAAAATTTCCTCTTACAAGTGTTTTTTGAATATCACATCTTCTATTGTAATTTAATTGAGCGTTGATTTTTTCGATATCGAAGAGTTGTGATTGCAATTCATCACGAAATGCATCTTCTATTGTGATTGGATCAAGTCTTCGGGTGTTATTGTAGGCTTTTGCGCCCATCTTTTTAGCTGATGCAAATTTAGCTTCTAAGTAATGTAATGCTCCTTGAAATTGTTCTTTTCCTTTTGAATTTATAAATGATTCGCCTCTTTGTAAAACTTCGTGGCAAACACCATAAATATCAGTAAATCGCTCGTAGTTTTGATGCGCCGGAAGAAAATAAGAATACAATCCAGTTGAAGTTTCATTATTTGTATCTCGCTTTGTTACGTCCGATCCAATGTATAATGTTTGAAATTCCTCACCTCCTTTGTCTAATGGATTTAAAGTTGAGCCGATTAATGCTTTTCCCACTACATTTCCTCCTTGAATCATCGTAGGTTTTACATTGGTCCAGTGATCTACATAGTTATTCGGACGAATCCATTTTCCGGCTTCGTCGCCAAGATATAAGTACATTGCGATGGAATCATAAGCAAGTGTATTTGTCGCTCTATAATCGACCAAAACGTTCAAGTAATCTTTTGTAGAAGTATCGTTTTTCTGTTTTGCGGTTTTCGTGTTATCTGAAGGCTTCCCGAATAGCATTTTCTTTTTATCATCGATTTTACCTTGAACAACCGGACGGAAGAAGAAAGGTAAGTTTTGAACTGTATGGGAATATTTCAAGAAAGCAACTTCAGCATCATCTTCAGTTTTGGAAGTGATACCAAATTTTCTGTTTTTAACACAAGTAGATCTATCAACAAAATGGTCAAGCGCCATTTCTGTAAATCCGCTACGTCGTCCTTTTGTAAATATCATTCCAACGCATCTTTCGTCAAGTAAAGTTGCTAAGGCAAAATAGTACAGATTGCATTGTGCTTTTCTAAATTCTTTATAGCCTCCGGTTTCAACCATTTCATTCCATTGAAGACCTAAATAATGAGCGCCGGTAACCCAAGTTGGCTTTCCGTTATTCATGAAGAACACACCTTCTCTTCTTCTTCTAAATTCCTCTAAAATGTAGTCAGTGTATTCTTCTTCGTTGCTTGGCGTTAGACCTTTAGGTGGCTCTATTCTTCTCCAATATTGCTCTTCTTTTGGTAAATCGCTAAAAAGTATTTTCTTTTTATTAGTCGGTGGTTCTGGTAGCCACATTTTTAAATTATCAAGCGTAATTAATTCGCCTTTTGTTCCTTTTGGGTCTAAAATAATTGCGTCATTTTCTTCATCGTACCACGATTTGTAATAGTCTTTTTCGGGGAAAAATTCTTGGTTTGCGTATCTTTCAGCAAATCCAGGCTTAAACTCTTGCTCTTTGAACGAAAGCGTGTTGGTTTGAATTTGTCTTTTTAGAATATTTACACCAGAATTTATTTCTGAAATGGCTTTGTAAATAATCGGCTTTGACTTAGTTGCCTTTCCGTGTTTCTCTGGGTCAAGATCAGAAAAGTCAATTTTTTTTATGTATGCTCTTCTTAGTATTTCAGATACTTTATCACCTCCAGATATTAATTTTTCAGTATAGTAAATAAGTTTTTCTTCTTTTGGAGGATATGGTGAATTTTGCCAAACACCAAGCATTTCTTTTATAGAGGAAAAAGATTCTTGCTTTGAAGTTACAAGTACTTGAAGTTTTTCGTCGTCAACTTTCAACACGTCTACGTCGTGGTTCAATCCGTCCAACATATTTTTTAACGTAATTTCTACGTCAGACGATGATGTTTTCTTTGCCATTTCGAATTAATTTGATTGATTTTTCAAAGATAATCAAAAAATGTTTTATATTTGTAACGCAATCCACTACTTGCAATGAAGATATTTAGTCTAACGACTAACCGAAATTTCCTCAAAGATGCGTAGTGGCTCTTTGGGGATTTTTCTTTTTAAATATATTATGGAAGATTTGTACGAAATACCAAATTTTAGAGGTTATTATAAAATAAATAAAAAAGGCGATGTTTTTACTTTTAAAAACAATAGACACGGATTTTCAAAAACAGGAAGGCTTCTTGCAAAAGTATTTACTCCGCAAGGTTATGTAAAAGTTGCTTTACATATAGACGGAAAAGCAATACAATATACTGTACACGCATTAATGGCGATTACTTTTTTAAATCATGCTTTAGACGGAACTAATAAGGTAGTTGTGGACCACAAAAATAAAAATCGTTCTGATAATAATTTAGATAATCTTCAATTGTTGACAAATAGAGAGAACTCATCAAAAGATAAAATTGGAGGCAGTTCAAAATACATTGGAGTATGCTGGTTAAAAAATAGAAATAAATGGGAATCGAGAATACGATTTAAAGGTAGGTTAAGATATTTAGGACATTTTATTGATGAATATGACGCTCATTTAGCATATCAAAGTGCTTTAGAAAAAATCAACAATGGAACTTTTGTTTAAAATAAAAAACCTCTCAATTACGAGAGGTTTGATTTTTGTCAGATTTTTTTGAGATTGTTAAGTTCATTGACTAACTCAATTATGAACAATCTGATAATGCACTTTCACTGGGAAATTTAAAGATGATGCGCCTTTGTTCGTAATACGAACTTTAAAATAATCTTTCGCATAAGAATCGATTGTAGCGATTGGCAAGCCGGTAGTGGCGATTACCGCTACCGCTGCAATTGTAGAATCTAAATCTCCGGAAACGTTTGCGTCTGTAATGGTCGGGAAAGTAGCGGTTGCCGCAACAAATGTTAAAACAGCACCGCTTGATGTAACTGTAATGCCTAATGCAAGCAACGCCGCTGCATGAGAAGTTACAAAGTTAGTAGCTGAAGTTGTTAAATTCGTTGTGAACGTGGCTAAATAATTCACTCCACCTACAATGATGTTTGCAGTTCCACTTGTTCCGGTTAAGGTTGCGGTTCTGCTTGAGTTCGTTGTTGATGTTGGATACTCAGTTGATAATGAAATCTGAGTTACGCTTTGGACCACACTATTATCTACTTGAAATACAAAAGAAGCGTCTGCTGCCGTAGTTGGCAAAAACGTTTCGATTATTCCTTCATAATGCCTTTTAGCATTAACAGTCGTGGTAACTGATGTTGCTTGCGTTAAAACCGCAATTCTTCTTTTTGACATACCTTCTGTTTTTTAATGGGTTAATAAAGTACAAATGTACAGAATTATTTAATTGACAATCGCTAAAATTCGATTTTCTTTCATCTTGTACAAATTCATTCCGAAAATTCTAAATTCTGCCTCACAATGCTTTCTGAAATGAATTTTTGTATTGGGCAAAACGCCTAATTTTTTCAATGATTCTGAGGTAAATCTTACAATTCCTTGACGCTCGACTAATTTTTCGCCTTCCAAAAACACTTCTTCTTTTATTGGCTCTACGAAAACATTGTCATTATATGATGAAATTTCACCATTTCTAATTTTTAAATAAATCATATCATCCTCTATAAAGAACAAATCATCTTTAAAATGGAAGTCAGATTGCATTGGAACACCTTTGTCGTTGTATGTTATTCGAAATACGTTGTGGTGTGTTACTATTTCGTCACCAATTTGCAAATCGCCTTTAAAGTGCATTGGTAATGACCGAACAATTCCAATTTTTTGAACGTCTTTTGCGTGTTCAATGGAAGTGTTGATGATTAATTTTGATCCGCCAATTTCTTCTTCGTTAATATATTGAGAATTGTCTTTTGGACTTACGCAAATTCTAAATGGGCTTTGTAGCTTCATAAATTACTCTATCGCGTATTCAACGTAGGTTTTATTGTTTTTCGGGAGTTTTTGCCACAATTGACTATCTGTTCCGTTTTCAATGTAAACGAGATAGTAATTTTCAGTTTCTTCTATTGAATGAATTTTGATTTTTTGTCTTGCGTCTTCTCCTTCAACTATTAAATTGTGTTCAGCTCCAACAATCAAATTCAAAGGAAGTAATGCTCCCGATGGAGTTTGATTTTCGTTTCTATGGGGTATGTGTTCTAATACCGTGATTTTTCTGATTTTTTCTGACATAAATTGGTTTGATTTATAGGATTTCTATTGTTTCTAAATAAGCAGTTCCGGTTCCGGTTTCTGAGCCGGTCGCAGTTAAGAAATTTCCGACCGTACCTAAACTTGGCGAACCGGCCGTAGCTATTTTGTATTCTACTCCGGCAACCAAATCCACTGCGTTTACGGTTACTCTTTTTAGGAATATTGCACTTGTAGGTAGTCCGTCCGCTTTTGCTGCTGCTTTTGTTGCGTAACTTACTAATGTTTCAATTACATTTCCTCCGATAGTGTTTATAGAGGAAACGGTATTTCCTTGAGTAAAATCAACTTTTGTAAAATCAATTCCTACTTGCTCAAAAATATTATTTCTGAAATTGACTTCCCATAAATTCGTTGAATTAAAAAGCTGAGTTCCGCCAAAAAATAAAGTAAAGCAATTGACGGCATTGAAAGAAGTTGCATTGTTATTTGCTTTATTAAACCACGTAGTACAAGTACCTCTAAATAGCGTATTTCTGATTAATACCGAAGGCGTAAATCCGTTTGTTGGTGTAAAGACAAAAGCATTATCTCTTGTTCCTCCAAAGGCGGAAACGGTGCAATTCAAAAGTCTTACATCGCCACCCGTTTGATTCATTGCGACCAATGAAGTATTGACGGTTTCTGCTAATGTTGATGAATAGATTTCATTTCTAATTTCAACTCTTGAAAGACCTCCTATTTTGTATACTCCGCCAAATACAGAACCTATGATACAATCTACTTCCATACATAAATTACCGTCGTTATTACATCCGGTAGTTCCGTTTACTGCGCCAATTGGGTCGGCATTTAAAATGTATTTTGTAATTGAGGCGTTTTCTGAGAAAATTTGACCTTCTCCTTTCAAATACAAAGTTCTTCTTGTAGCATAAGTAGTGGTAACTACCGTACTTCCGGAGTTAAAAAATCCATCGCCTTCTATTTCTAATGAATATCCTGCGGTTACGTTTATTGTGCAAGTTCCGTTTGTGGCGTTGAAATTAGAAGCATTATCCATATCAACGATTTTTCCGGTCGTTGTAGATAAAATATTTCCTTGCAATTCCAAAATTATGTTTTCATAACTGAAATCTCCTGCAAACGTGTAAAATCCGTTATTGTCTTGAACAATAATTTTTTGCCCAATCAATTCCGGAGCCAATCTTGTTCCGCTTCCAACATAAGCATCTAAGGCATTTTGAACCGAAGTATTTGCGGTTGTTGTTTTTGCAATAGCCGAAGTATATCTAACGGTATCGGTAAATGGTTTTGCTAAAGTTCCTTCTCCTTTATAATCGAATGATGGATTTGAAATTAAATTACCGCCGGCAGCAACCCAATCGTCATAAGTTGGAAGGTAAAGATTGTTTACGTAAAGAGCAGGGATAGTTGCGGTACTTGCGTCGTCAATAAAAACATCATTTCCAACTAATGTGATTATATTGGTGTTTGATTTTAAATTGTAAAATTCGTGAAGTTTTGTTGTAGCGTTTAGTCCTTTGTAAAGGATTTGTCCGGTTCCTAAGTTTGTTCCGGCTTTTGGGTTAATTACCACATTATTAGAAACTATGCTAACGTCGTTTCCGGTACTTTTTATTGCGTAAAACTCCCAATTACCACTTGTAGAATTGTAGCTTTTTAATACCGGAGTTCCATCACCTAATTGAGTAAAAGCAATGATATTTATAAAATCGGAATCGGCCACGTCGGGTTGAGCAACTCCAATAGTCAAATCTTGTTCTTTTAAAAGATATTTGTTTCCATTTACGTTTAAAATTAGAACTTCGTATTGAACTACTTCGTAAGCGGGGTCAAGCGCATTTGCTACGGCTGCCGGCGAAGTCAAAACTCCTTCGTATTCGATTTCGGAAATTTTTAGAGTTCCGCCATCTTGAGGTGTAAGTCCGGCTAAGAACAAATCTCTCATTTCCGACATCTTCATACTGATACTTTGCTTTAAAGCAAGTCCAGGAAAATTACTTTCCGCATTGGTTCCAATGGCGTAATCCTCTAATGAAAGAGGTGATTTTACTTTGTATGATAACTGATTGGCTATTTTAGTCATGGCTTTTTTATTTTGAGATTAGAATTATAGAACCAACTATTGTTGCAAAGGTAGTTAGTTTCCAAATATTTTTTTTGTTCTTTTCTTTTTTAAACATTTTTTCGGTGTTCTCCAATGCGTTTTGCTTTAGTTCATTGGCGGATTGGTACTCTATAATTGCTTGTGAAAGATTGTCTTTCTGCTCAGTGACATTTTCAATTACAGAATCTTTTTGCTTGACAACTTCCTTTTCATTGAGATACAATTGTTCTACTTTCACTATCTCGGCTTCACAACCATCGCCTTGCTCTAATTCAGTCAAAATATCTCTGGCGGTGTCGTCTTTTATAGCCGTTCCTACATTGGTAGTTTGTACTTGTGTAGAATCAACTCCATATCTATTTTGAATGTACTGAGCAATTTGTGATGAATTGTATTTTTTGATTTTTTCAATTTTCGAATTAGTGTTTTTTATGATAACATTTCTATCGGCAATCAATTTTTTCTCTTTATCTTTTAGTTTTGAAACAGAATCTTCATATCTCACTAAGTCGTCTTGTAGGTAAAAGTTTTTTTCTTCAAACATTTTAGCATTTTTCAAATGACCTTCAGCTTGTTTTTTCAATTCGTAATTTGCCAATTCTAAATCATTATTTCCATTGCACTGATACAAGAAAATAAGCGCAAAAATTATTAATGCGATATTCTTCCAATTTTGGATCAAAAATTCTCCGATTGATTTTGGTGTTACTTTTGTCATTTTATTTCTATTTTAATTACCTTTTTCAAAATGCATCCAATCGTAATTTTTCTCACGTCCTAAACTAATAAATCCGTGTTTGTAGAAAATATCAATCATTGGCTTGTACTCCGGTCTTGCAAATCGAGCCGTTTTAGACGTTTCTTTTAATTTGTTGCGTTCTGGGTCAAGGTCTATGGCGATAGCCCACGAGTGACGTGAATAATCAGAACCACCACGCATAGCACGGAAATTAAAACAACCTCCAAATAAATCAATTCCTAATTCAACTATTTTTTCATAGCCGTAATGGTCAAGTAAATCATTGAATACGTTTAAAAAATCATTCGCTACCAATTTATGACAACGCATTTTAGTAACTTTTGTTTTTAAATCCCACGCCAAACGCATTGGGTAAGGAAGCGTTATTGTGACTAAATAGCTTCCTTGTTGATTTGGTTTCCCGTATTTTTTTACTATTTGTTCAGTTGTCATCATAATTATCCTATGTGTTCGTTATTATTATTTTCATCGTTATTACTATTTGATTTTCCTAATGAACGTAATCTACTGACAATGCTTTTCCCGATCGCCTCCATTAAATCTTTTCCAACAAAGCTGATAATTTGCGAATTCAAAAAACTGATAATTGAGCAAATCGAGTAAATAAATAAATCACTCCATATAAGGAAGTGTTTAAATCCAAAATAGGAAATAGAACTAATCCAAATCGAGCCAAAAATTTCTCTCACAAGTCTTTTCTTTGTGATTTCTTTATCATCTGAGAAAAATAATAGACTTCCGGTAACTCCTACAAAGTTCGCTATTCCTAAGTAAATTAATGTGCTTTTATCCATTTTCACCTTTTTTAATTAAACGTCTTTCGCTTTCTTCAAATTCTTCTTTTGACAAGTCATTTATTTGTCCGCGGAACATATAGTTGTTCAAATCCATTTTGTTGTTTTTTATTTCCATTTCTCGGATTTGCTGTTTTTGAATTAACACTTCATTTTTTGACTTGTGTACGTAAAAATATATTCGGCAAGAGAAATAAATAAGTCCGACAAATGCTGATGCAACTTTTATACTGCTATCCACACTATTAAAAATATCGTAACCTCCTTTTACAACGAGTAATGGCATTATGTCAATAACCGTAAATCCCCAAATTGTAATAAAAAATATGTCAAAAAAATTAATTATCGCTTTTAAACTTCCCATTTCTGATAACATACGTTGTTAATTATGTCTACTTGTGCTTGTGTTAAAATGCTCATTTTTATAAGGATTTTTAGTTAAAGATGCAATTGTTAAAAAACATATTTCCACTAATTGAATGATTGCCAGTGATAGTACTATTGTTAATTGTCATACTCGATGTCATATTGTCGCTAAACAAATTTATAATATTATTTTCAATCACGCAATTATTCACGATTAACGACGCGTTTGTTCCTAATGCTGACACTCCTTTTTCGTTATTTCGGATTGTGCAATTAGACAAAGTCCCATAACCGCCCGATGCTGGGGTAACTCCGTTTTGATTATACTCAACTAAACCGCCATCTACATCGGTTTTGCAGTTGACGTGCCACGATATTCCATCGTCGTAGCTATCGTGTAAATACGGATTAGAAACAAAAATATCCGTTTCTAAAACATTTGTAGTTGATTGACTATGTGCGTTCAATCCATCACCAACACCCGCAACATTCGGACGTACTCCAAACGCTTCGACGTCTATTAACTGCGAGTTTTTACAAAATCCATATTGAACAAAAAAGAATGATGAAACGCAACCGCCTTTTAATCGTTTAACGATAAATTCCGTATTTTTTAAATCAATTGGAGCGTACAACAAGGTAAACCCGTCAATAACAACGTTTGTATTTTTTCTTCCTTCACCAACACAATGATTAAAAGCGGCCATAGTTCCACGTGAAGGAATTACTAACGGATTTGTTTGCAAATCTGTTCCTTGCTTAATTGTGAAGTATAACACGTTGTTTAACCAAAACCAATAACTTCTATTACTATCTGAATTTTCTAATTCCGCTATCGATGATTTATAAGCACATCGTAAATGTTCCATTCGATGCGTTCTACCACGATGTAATGCGTGAACTTTATCTAAAGGAATCAAAGTTTCAGAATCAATAACATCGTGTTGCCAAAAAGTAATTTGAGCAGTAGTTCCGCTAAATGGAGCGTGTGGAATTGAATATACTTTTGAACTTCCGTTTATTAAATTAGCCGATGTAATACGCTCACCATAAATGAAACGTGCGTTGTGGTTTTTTGCTATTTTGATGTTTCTTTTTAAATCAAAAGTTAAATCATCGAAATAATCACCATCGCTCGGAATTATGAACCCTTGCCCTTTTGTTACATCAAGTGCTTTACCAATAGTTTTAAACGGGTTTGATAAAGAACCATCGCCACTAAAATCGTTGCCATTTGGTGAAATTCGTGCGTCGGCAAAGTTTGATTTTGATTCGATTATACAGCCTATGTTTCCCCAACTTGAAGCGTTACGAATAACAATTACCAACTCACCAAAGTTGAATGATTTAGTTGCGTTTCGTAACGGTTGCCAAACATCGTTAACGCCAACTTTCCATGAGATATTCGTACCCTCAAAATATACTTTTACCGATACTTTATCGCCAACTACATACCCCGTTCCGTTTACTCGCCACGCTGGATTGTCCAAAGTTGTAGAGTTATAACGTAATCCGTGAACTTCACCACTTGTGCCACGATAGATTATACTTCTAAAATTTGCACCATCTCTCAACCCAAAACCAAAATGACTTGCATTATTGCTTAAACAAACCCCGCTAATCTCAACGGAATATGTGTTTGTAGTAGTCATTCTTCCCGTATTAATAAACTCGTTACCTGATGTATTTACATTTAATCCACTATTTAAAATAGTAGTTGTTCTAAATCTTGTAAAGGTTGCAAAATCAGCAAAGTTATCGACTTGACTAAAAACACTTTGTATTGCAAAAAGTAAAATAAATAGTTTTTTCATAATTAAATTTGTTTGAACACCAATAATTAATTTTGTTGGTGTTTTTTTTTACTTAACAAATAATTTTATAACAATCCCTACCATCAATCCAGCGAACAGACCTACAATGAATTTTCCTTGTTTAACATAAACTTTTACTTCGCTTAAAAACTCCTCTAAATGGTCAACTTTACCCTTTAAGTCGTAGATTTCATCTACTATGCCTTTGTTGCCGTTCATCTCAGAACCTTTTAACGAGTTTTTAATTTCAATTAATAGTTTGGTATGCGTTTCATTAATTTGCTTTTGTAGGTCTTGATGGTGTCTTATACGACCTACTTCGCCTTTAATCTCTATTATATCCTTTTGCTCTTGTGTTGGTGCGCTCATTCTATTGTAATTATGTATCGGGGTTATTAATATTATTTTCGTTTGTTTTTTGGGTTCGATATAAACTAAATCCACCACTTGCCAATATACCTAAAAAGACAAACTCCTTTACCTCAAAATCGGATTTAACCAAAGGCACAAACGCATAAATAACCGCAATAAAAAAACTACTAAAAGTCATTAGTCTTTTTTGCGACCATCGTCCGTTACTTTGTAAGGTGTCTTTTAAAATTTTCATTCAAATTATCTTTAATGCTAAAAATCACTACTAAACTACAAATTAAAATATAAAGATTAAAATACACTTCGTTTTTTAATTGAAAATCTATATCAATACGATTGATAAAAACTATTGCAATTACACCCCAAAGACAATTTTTAGCCGTGTTTAAATAAGTATAGTAAAAGCGTATAGCGTGGCAAATCATAACAAAAGTTGCAATAGTATCTATAAAGTCTAATAGTGCGAAATTATCAGCTAAAAACGCACTATTCCACATCGCTAAACAAATAACGATGTAAACCATTAATACTATTGGTAAATGTTTAAGCAACTCTCGGCGGTCTTGGTGTGATTACTAAACTGCGTAATCGATACTTCATATCTAAAGCAACTAAAAACTCTTGAAGTTCAATCATTGCTTTCTCGTTAATTTCCTTTGTCGTTGTTACTGAAATATCGGTTTGTTGTGTTGTCATTGTTTATATTTATTTAGTGTTTTCTACAATATCCGAATAATCATCTAATAAAATCGGTCTTTCGTAAGATTTTATTCTTTCTTCAATTTCGGTTGTAATTTCTAAATACTCGCCTTTTGGCTCGACTACTTCTCTAATCGTAAAACCGTCGCCCTCTTTTTGTGCTACTTTCATAATTATACGCTTGTTGTTTTAAATATTTGCATTGTGCTATTTTCTAAAATACTCGTACTCCCACCCGTTGCCGATGCAAATGATACAATCACATTTCCAGCGGTTGTTGAATTTTTAACGGTAAATTCTAAATTCATAGGTGAAGTTAGTGCAATGGTTGAAACTGCAACCGATAAAGTATTTGCTGCAAGATTTAAAAATCTAGGTGATGTTGAACCACCTTGAGCAACAGCACTACCACCAGTAACCACCGCACCCGCTGGAACTGTTATTTGTAATTTAACACCACCTGATGCCGTTGTAACACTTAAAGGGCAACTAAACTTTAGTATTTCGCTCGATGCAATAGGATGGCTTAAATTTGTATCTACTGCCGTTGTCGAAGTTGTTGTAACGTCTGCGGATAAAACTTTTGTAACTACTACACTGTTATCCACATAAGCCGTTGTAGCAATTTTAGTGCTATTGTCGTTTGCGCTTGGTGTTGGTGCTAATGGTGTTCCCGTGAATGTTGGGGAGGCTAAATCTGATTTCAAAGCCAACGCATCAAACACCGCATTTTGACTTGGTGCAATAGTTGTAACTCCGTTTGTAATTGAATCGGCTACCTTTGCATCTATATACGCTTGGTCAACATAAATAGTACTCGACCACGCTCCCGAATGAAATACTCTATAAATTATTCGACCTACTGCATAACCAACACCGCCAATGGTAGCCGTGCCATTTCGTACAAATACTACATAACCTTTTCCCTCAGCGGGTGTAGGGTCTGTAAATGTAGCGTTTGCAACTACATTATAATTGGTATCGTTTGAGGCGGTTAATGATGATGAAACAACAATTCCAATATTCTGTTTTGTACTCCATTTAGAAGCATCATTAAATGTTTTCGGAGTAACGAATTTTGTATTATCAGTACCTGTATCTACCTCTGCTTGTGTAGCGTTATAAGGAACGTTCAAAAATTCCCAAGTAGTTCCGTTTGAATAGTAAAGTCCGGAATTGTAAAATGTTCCACCTAAACTTCCAGGCAACCAACTTGTTCCTTGACTTGCTGAACACCAATAAAATTCTCCCGATACAGTTGTCGGATTGGGCAATGCGGAATAATTAGCAACAACCGTTATGTCACTTCCTCCTGTTGAAAATCTTATTGAATTTTTTACTATTGCCATTTTATAATTGACGAATTCGTCACTTTTTAACCTATTTTATACCATTTAGTTTGACTGCTCAAATACATATATGTAGCAGAACCTCCTAAAGCTAAAGTTGTTATCGTATTTACAATAGTTCCAATTGCAGCGCTGAGAGTTAAAGCTGTAATTCCGCCTACGCTCATTATTGTAACTTTTTGCTTATCAACGGGGCTTGGAGGAAATTGATAAGTTAAAGATGCCGTTGCTCCCGCTTCGTGAATAAAAATAACCTCCTTATTAGTGTCGGGAGCGCTTTGCGTTCCGCTTGTTGCGGTAGAGCGCTGAACTTCACCACCGCTTTGATTACTTGCGTAATTGGTTATAGTTAAAATCCATGTACTTGCGCCAATTTTAGTAATTGTAAACTCGTCTAAGTAATTGATAGTAAAACTTGCTGTTGCTATTGGATTAATATCGCCAATTGGATTGTCAATTGTCAATGAAAATGATTCAACACCACCTACTCCAATTATAGTGTCGCCATTGTCAAATAATGAATCGTCTAATGACAATACTACATCGTCGCCAACTTCATCAATTACTAAATACTCGCTTTTGTCAGTTGCAACAAATTCATAAGCAGTTGAAGTAACTTTTTTAATAGTACGCCCACCAATCGCCAACTTTTGATTATTTACACTACCTCCCATAATAATTAATTCAAAGTAGTTATAGTAAATGTACCCGTAGTAGAATCAATTGAGATTTCTTCTTCAATTAATGTAGTTGCAGTGATGTCTGTGTTTTGACCTGCTGACAATACTGTTTCTTCTCCGCCAACTGTAATTGTCAAAGTTCCCGTTAAGCACAAGATAGAAATTGAGTGAATTGTTTCTGGTCCGAAAGTAATTGGCAAATCGCCTGGCGCGTCGTAAACTGTAACGTTGTTGTATGTTCCTCCGCCGCCACCCGATGCAGTAGGAATTAGTGCTAAAAGCAATGTTTCAGCATTGTCAATATCAGTAGGTGTTACGCCTCCAATAGTGCCTATTCTTGTAAATAGTGCCGAAAACTTAAATTTACCCGCTTCAAAAAATCTAAGTTTGCCAATTGCGTTAGTGAAACTCAAATCTCGAAACGTAATCGTTTTCTCT